TAATTGTAATCTACTTAATATATCTCTAGCAGTAGATGATTTATTGGCAAGTAAAGCAATATTTGAATTAGGATTAAATAAGGCATAGTGTAATAGATATGAAATGGTCGTTGTTGATTTACCTGATTGTCTTGGTAGTTTACATATTGTAAATCTATTGTTGTGTATAGTTTCAACTATCTTTTTTTGAAAGTCGTACATCTTAAAATGTATAAGACCCTCATCTAAAGAAACAATTTGAATATACTTTTCCATAAAATATAATGGATCGTTAGCACACTTTTGATATTCTAAAATTTGTTCTTTGGTAAACTCAACAGGTGTGTTAACTTTTTTTAAATTAGGATTACCTAGATATGCGTCTGTACTCATAAAATTACACCCTCAATGTGTGTGTAACCTAATTTTTTAGCTGCTGTCACTCTCTGATTGCCTTTCCAAACACCATATTCTCTTTCTCTATAAATTTTACCATTTGCTCCGTATCTAACTGTTTTAGATTTTGTGTATTTTTTTATTTGAATAGGGTCTATCATTTCAGCACCCTTTAAAATATCTTCAGCTCCATTAACTAATTTAGAATTGTTATTAGTATAATACAGATTATAATTTAGATCGCTAATCTTAAATATCTGTTTTTTTGGGTGTGATGTCTTTGCCTTCAAAACTTTCATTTTCTTTTTTCCGTTCTACGTTAGTCTCAACAGTTTTTTTGTTTAACATTTTTTGTAAATCTGCTGTTGAGCCTACAAACAAGGCATTTTTTATATTAGCGTTTGCTGACTTAGGTAATTGTTTTAACTCTTTTAATTTGGCTTGTAAATCTTGTAACTTATCTACGGTATCAGCAACATTTTTAATACCAGCTAATGCTACCTCGTATGCTCTAGGATGTTGGCCTTCTTTTGCCACGTCTAATATACCTTGTATGGCTTCTTGGCCTCTTTCAATTAAGTTATAGTAATTTTCTCTACTATACTTGTAATCGTTATCAACGTCTTCTTTTTGTTTGTCCTCTTTACGAGGTACTAAAGGTTTAAATTCTTTATCTACCTTTTCTATTTCTTTTTCAATGCCAAGTATTTCGTTGACTTTTTCTTCTAGTTTACTCATAAAGCTATTTATTAAATTAAAGTTTAAAACCTTTGAAATAAGCAGGTAAACCTAAATGTGGTCGGCCATCAAATAAATTTTTATCAGCGTCTTTTGATTTAACATCATTATAATGTAAAAACACCTGAGCACAATCTTTTCCTATAAATGTCTCACGCCAATGTTCAAGTATCATACCTTTATAAACTAACATATCACCTGGATTTAAAATTACCTTTGTGCCTTTATTATCTGTTGATACTTGGTAATTAGTATTTGTCTTTGGATCAATGTCATCAGGAACACCTACATTTTTCTTTGCCTCTAAATAAATTGGCCATTCATCACCACCTAAATTCATTGTCGTTGAAATCTCACAACTAAATCTATCTTTATGTCTTTCCAACACATCACCCATTTTATAGATACGAGCATATGAATAAGTAGGGTTTAATTTTAGTCCAGTAATTTTTTCCATTTTAGGTTGAACAGCTAGTAATAAAGTTTCCATTACAGTATCAGCATAATGTGAATATGTTTCTGGTACTTGTTTATCATTCCACACACCAAAGTTTTCTGTAAACGGAGAAATATAACGAGTGTCAAACATTGTCTTTGCCACTTGTCTTTTCATCAAAAAATAATTATAAATGAACCTTGCTAACTCTTTACTAATAGCTTCTTTAATTATAAAAAAATGATTTTTTTTAAATGTCGCTTTCATTAATTTTTACCTTTTGTTGAATTAACAATAATATTTCTTACCGCTTGTAAATTAAAGTGAATAAATCTAAATGGCTCAATTCCCATATCTACAGCAAATTCGTGTGGTACATAACCAGGGAAAAAAATTAATGTTCCTGGTTTTGGTTTGTAATGTACTTGATCTGACATTGGGCCAACTTTACTATTATCTTTTTGAGGTAACTTTGTCATCATAGCACCTGCTCTTGGATCGTGGAAAACAGGATAAGATGTTTTATCATTACACTTTAAAAAGTAAAATCCTGATATATGGTTATCCCAATGAACGTGTGTGCTGTGATGGCCGCCACCATTTTTAGCAAATTCTTGTACCCAAAATTCTGTAAAGAACATTGAATATTCTTTCATATCATAACCCCATTCATTTAATAAATTTAAAGAAGTGTTGCCAACATATGATTCTAATTCTTTTAAATCTGGATCGCCATTTAAAGGTGTAGAGTGATAACTCATTCCGTGATCTTTTACTTTTAGATAATCTTTATTACCTAGCCATTTTTTTCTTTCTTTTAAAACCTTTTGATTTGTTTTTTCAGAAACTTTAATATATTTGTCTGTGGCTTTGATTGCTGATGGTAACCATTCTGGTTTTTCAATTAAATAAACTGGTGTATTAAAGTACCAATCTGTTTTCATTATTTCTTTTTTCTCTGTTGTTACTGCCATTTTATATTCTCCTAATTCACTATTATGTATCCTTTATTTAAAAGGGTACCCCAGGTTCCAAACCACTAGAGAGTATCTTGTACCTCTTGTAACTGGTGCTACTCTATGCCACACAAAACTTGGAAAAACAATTATCGAACCACGTGGTCTAATTTCTTCACAACTTTTAATAGCTTTCTTTTTATTTCTTTCCCAATCTACTTGATTTCTAAAATCAAATTCTAAATTACCACCATCATATTCATCAGGATCATTTAGACTGATAGTGACTGATAACTTTCTAATTTTTCCGTGATCTTGTGGGTATGTACCGTCTTCTAATTTATCTCTTTTGTAAGGCACTTCCCAACTATCACAATGCCATCCATAATATTGGCCCACACCATATTTTGTAAATTGACAAGACTCTGAAAAATCCCAATCAAAATTCCAACCTGCTTTAGCATTTGCTTCGTGTATATATGGGTGTATTTCTTTGTAAATCCATCTATCATTCATCCAAACAATATCAGATTTTCTTTTCTTTTGTATGTTATTGATTACTGATTTTTTTAACGAACCATCAGCCTTGTGGTTGCCATCACCTCTATCAACACCACCTGTAACGGCCATTTGTGATTGATGTTGTTTACCGTAATCTATGATGTCTTGGCAAAGTTTTGGGGATAAGACCGATCGGAAGTAATAATAATAATTTTTCAAATTCATTTATATAATCCTCATTCAATTTTGTACTAATATATAGGTGTTTTAAAAACTACTGAAATTTGTATCTTAAAATAACAATTCCTTTACCACCATTACCACCTGCTTGACAAGAATTTGATCCTGGAGCACCTCTGGATGCGCCACCAGCTCCACCACCAGTATTTGCCGTAGCATTTCTACCATTTCCTGGAGTTGTTCCTGGTTCTGGTCCTGCGCCTCCGCCTCCACCAACACCGGGTTCTCCATTATGTCCGCTATTGGCTTCAAATCCACCACCGCCACCACCAGCAAAATATCTTGTGTCACTCACTGGTCCTGGAGTACCATTACATCCAGCAAAACCTGTTGCGAGTACAAATGAGCCGGCTCCGCCATCACCACCTGCTGTGCTACCATTTTGACCAGCAGCGCTAGCACCGCCACCGCCACCAGCACCTCTATTAGTTGGTGCTTGTCCACCGGTTCCGCCATTTGTACCTTGAGCTGGACTTGTAGGTGGAGTGTTACCTGTTCCAGCAGGTGAAACACCTCCTGGTTTTTCACCACCTCCACCACCGCCAGAACCTCCGGGTCGTCCATTAGTTGCTTGTCCAACACTACCGCCACCGCCAGCAGATGTAATAGTTGAAAATACTGAATTACTACCATTAGGAGCAATCACAGGAGCACACTGTCCTGAAGCCCCAGCGCCTACTGTAATAGGATAAGTTTGTGCTGTTACGGTAATACCTGTAGGATTTGCTAAAGGTGAAGTTAAAGGTCCAGGCATAGAAGTAGCGTTAGACATTCTAAATCCACCTGCTCCTGCCCCACTTCCTGATGATCCAGCACCACCGCCACCACCACCTACTACTAAATAATCTACTACACTTGGAGCGTCACTAGTGCCTAAACCGGCAAAACCAACTACAAAGTTACTATCACCTGTAAATGTATGAATTTTAAAATCACCTGAAGTTGTTACCGTACCACCTGTAGCCTCTATGTTAGCTTGATATTCGTCAGCATCTAAATCTGAAGGAACGCTGTTTTGTTTTACAAGATAACCAGATGTGTCATCAACAAAAACTAATTCTACAACTTGGCCATTTGTTTCTAAAACAAAGTCACTATCTGGTACACCACCTTGTGTACTATCAATTAATTTACCTTGTGTATCTATTATAACTTTATTTGTGGCAAAATTATTACCATAATCAGCAAAAACAAAAGTATCACCTCTACTAGGTGAAGCTGGTAATTTAACTTCTATTACACCAGTATTTGTATCTAAAAAATAACCTCTGCCAGCAACTGCTGTTAATTGTGTAGAACCATCGGCCACGGTCACAGCTTGCCAATCTGTACCAGCAACTATTTCGCCACTAGCACCTAAATTAATCGCTGTTCCATTGATTGTAATATTTGAGTTTGCTAATTTAGCATTTGCTATTGAACCTGCTAATTTAGCATTGGTAATTGTACCTGTTGCTATTTTAGCGTCTGTGATAGTACCTGGTGCTAAATCACTAGCTGATATATCTACGTCTTTAATTGATTTTCCAGTTATTTTATTGATAGCCATAATTCTTGTTCTCTCTTTATATTTATACTATTTATTCATCTGTATCTGTATTTACATTATACTTTTTACTATCTTCAAAAAAGTCAATGGTTGTTGTAAATCCAAAATCATCATCAGCTTTGGCTGACGTAGGATTTGGTACAACTATAATACGACTTTCTCTTGCTTTATCAACAGTATTTGTATCAGAATATTGATCTGTTTGTACAGTTTTAACAACTTTTTGTTGACTTGCTGGACCAAATAGATATGTTTTGGCAGTAAAATTAAGTGTATAAATTACTGCTCTTCTTGTAGTAAAGTCTCCTGAATAAGTGTCTTCATAATTTACTGTATTTAACACAATTGGTATATCTCTTTTTATATTCATACTAGGAATAGCATTTACAGTTACAGTAAAGTCTGGTTGAAAGAAAGGTAATATTTGTTCTATAATTTGTAGGCCTGCCTCAGCACTTGCTGTAAATGAATATAGATTGTAAGATATGTTATAAGGAACAGGTGTATAATTATGATACAATACTTTACCATCAACATCTGATTTTACAGATTTAAATTTTTGTATTCTTGTAAGTTTTCTTGTAGGGTCATAAGCAATACCATTAATTTCAAAACCCATACGAGGTAAAGTAATAGCAAACTCTCTATTATTTAAACTTGATTGTTGATCTAGTCTTACTAAAAACTTTTCTTTTGGCCCATATGCTAAAGGCACACGAATAGTTTGAATAACTTTTCCTGTGTCATCTTTTCTTTTAATCTGTATATTGTTAAAAATTTGACCAAAGCCTATGGTCATTCTACGCATT